TGCTATCATACCAGGCTGGTGTTCCGTCGTCAAGGGATTCTGTGAGGACGTTGTTGATAAAGAGTTGTCTTGTTTCTTCGAAATTTGTTTTTCCTTTTGTTTTGTGGAGTGAAAGAATATTTCTTGTAAAGTTTTCTTTACCAAATTTCTGAATGTCTTCTTTAAGTTCCGGACAGGATCCATAATACTTCTTCCAATCTGACTCTGATTTTACTTTTCTATTTTTTCCTTTTGGTGTTCGGAATTGCCAAAAATACTTTCTACCAATATAACTCCGATGATTGAGAGTATTTCGTATAAGATATACAAACCCGTAATAATCTTGGATCTGATCTGAGTCAAATATTTTCTCTTCATAAATCCAAGGATTATCGTAATTACACCCTATACTCATCAATAATGTTAAGAACTTCGTCCAAATATTTATGAGCCAGAACCTTGGGATTCGTAATAAGTTGATTTACTTGATCTTCGTATAACTTGTGTTTTAATTTCAATACACGAACTTTGAGTTCGTCTTTACTCATTTCATTTCTTGGCATAAAAAAGGGGAGTGTTGATTACTCCCCTATCTATACTTGATATTAAAGTTTGAAACCGCTAAATGTGTCTTTTTTCACATCTTGTCTGATTCCACCAACCACATAACTTTCAACTTCCGTTTCCTGGGGTGCGACCTGGAGACCTTTAGAGGAAATCCAGTGCTGAGTCCAAGGAAGTGGGTTATTGTTTGCTGCGATATCATATTGTGGTTTTAATCCTATTGCCTTGAGTCTGCGATTCGCAATCCACTCAACATATTGCTGAAGAAGTTTATCGTTTAATCCGATCATACTACCATCCTTGAAAAGATAGTCAGCCCATCTTTTCTCTTCGTTGACGGCACGATCAAACATTGCATAAACCCACTCTTCTTCTTCCTTTGCAATCTGTTGCATTTCGGGATCATCACCTTCTCTCCACTTATTCATAATATTTTGAGTAAGTGCTAGATGTTGATTTTCGTCTCTTGCGATAAGGCTAATGATTTTAGCTGATCCTTCCATAAGCTTAAGTTCGCCAAAGGCGAAACTACAAGCAAAACTAACGTAAAACCGAATTCCCTCAAGAATGTTAACATTTGCAATTGCTCTGTACAACTTTCTTTTGACATCATTGAGTGTATCTTTTGCGAGAGGAACGTTTTCAAGTTGATACATCCATTGATCGGATGATCCATAATTCTGTGCTGCGATTATAAAATCATCATATGATTCTGTAACACTCTTAGCGCGTTCAAGAATGCGCTCATCAGTAATAATTGTATCAAACACTTCAGATGGATCTGAGTATATGTTTTTGATTATGTACGTATAAGAACGACTATGAATCATCTCCATGAACTCCCAGACAGTCATACATGCTTCCAGTTCCGGTAAAGAACAATATGGAAGAAATGCTAATCCGGGACCACGACCCTGTACACTATCTAGCATAATTTGGTACTTCAAATTAGATGTGTAGATATGTTTTTGTTCGTCTCTTAACGTTTGATAATCACCTCGATCCTTTTGCAAGGAAACCTCTTCAGGTCTCCAAAAATACCCTAGTTGCTGAGTTGTTAACTTATCAAAGATTGGATACTTATAAGAATCATAACGTTGAATTCCCAAAGGTTTTCCAAAAAACATTGGTTGTTTTTTAGTATTGACTTGTTCCGTATTGAAAACAGTCATGCCTTTGACTTGCATCTTGTTCTCCATTGAAGAAACTTTAGATTGTACAAGATTCACACTCTCCCTCCTCTACTTTGCTTAACTCATGAATTAGGTCATTTAAACTGGGTTTCATAATAACTCCACATGTAAATTTTACACCTATTAAATTTTTCCTCACATTCTATTTAACCCTCCAAAATATTTGAGTTTCATCAAATTTTACAACTTTCACAATCTTCCTCTTCAACACCAGAAAGTTCTTGAAGAAGTGATTGAAGATTAGGTTTCTCTTCAACTACTTCATCAGTTTTAATGTCGTAGGTATTCTGATAATATGCTGTTTTCCAACCATAACGATAGCACGTCAGAAAATCATTTGCCATTATTGAAACTGGCACTTCATTGTCTGGATAATTTTCTGGATTATAAGACCAGTTTCCAGAGATGGCCTGGTCAAAAAATTTCTGCATCATCGCAACAATTTTAATATATCCATCATTACTTTTCATATCCCAGAGCAACGTATAATTATTTTTAAGTGTTGCGTATTGGGGAACAATTTGTTTCAGTGGACCCTTCTTGGATTTCTTGATGGATAGAAATCCCCGAGGAGGTTCGATACCATTAGTTGCGTTAGATACCACAGAACTGCTCTCGGAAGGCATCTGTGCGGACAGTGTGGAGTGTCTGAGACCGTGTTTCAGAATCGATGCTCTGAGTCCTTCCCAATCGTGTTGAAGTTTGACTGAAGAGATTTCATCCACATCTTTCTTATAAGTATCAATCGGGAGTAGACCTTGAGAATACTTGGTGCGACCAAAAGATTCACAATATCCCTTTTCTTGAGCAATCTTATTTGATGCCTTGAGAAGAAAATATTGAAAGGATTCTGAAAGTCCGTGAACTGCATCCCATGCTCCTTGAGAGTCATATTTGAACCCCAGTTTGGCAAGATAATGTGCCAGACCAATATAACCGATTCCAAGAGATCTCCGTGCCTTTGTGGCAACTTCTGCTGCCATTACAGGATACTTTTGATAATCTATCAGTTCTTCGAGAGCACGAACAGAAAGTTCACAAAGTTCTTCGAGTTCATCATCGGACTTGACTTTACCAACATTAATGGCAGAAAGAATACACAGTGCGATTTCTCCTGTTGTCTCATCAATATGCTGAATCGGAACTGTTGGTAATGTGATTTCTTGACAAAGATTACTCATCTCAATCTTATCCTTAAAAGAACTATGAGTATTACAATGGTCTATATTCATAATATAGATTCTACCCGTTTCTGCTCTTTCTTTGAGAAGATTGAGAATAAGTTCTTGTGCCTTAATCTTTTTTGACGGAACAGACGAATCATTTTCGTATTGAACGTATAAATCATCAAACTTGTCTGTTCCGAAAGAATCATATAGTCCAGGTACATCGTGCGGGGAGAAAAGCGTAATCTCACCATCTTGAATAAATCTTTCATAAAATATTCTACTAATCTGAATTGAATAATCTAACTTACGAACACGATTGTCTTCGGTTCCTTTGTTATTTTTGAGAACTAATATATCATTTATTTCTTGGTGCCAGATTGGAAAGTGGACAGTAGCACTTCCACCACGAATCCCGTTTTGTGTACAGCACCTAACAGTTGACTCAAACTTTTTGAGGAATGGGATAACACCTGTATGCTGAACTTCTCCACCTCGGATTTTACTGTTGATGCCACGGATTCTGCCTGCGTTGATACCGATACCAGCCCTCTGTGAGACATATCTGCCAATAGCCATATCACTGCTAAAGATACTATCGAGGGAGTCATCAACATCAACCAGAACACAAGATGCAAATTGACGAAGGGGGGTTCTGACCCCTGCCATGATTGGTGTCGGAATGTTGATTCTGTGTCTTGAGATTGCGTCATAATACCTCTTGACGTATGAAAGTCTGGTTTCTTTGGGATATTCCGCAAATATTGTGAGTGCGATCATAACGTACATAAACTGTGGAGTCTCATATACTCCACCACCACTACGATCCTGTACAAGATACTTATCAACTACCTGACGCAATCCTGCGTAGGTAAACAGATAATCACGATCATGACGAATAAATGAATTTACAGCATCAATATCTTCCTTGGAGTATTTATTGTAAATATCAGAATCATAAACTTCTGAGGAAACGCAGTCCATAATATGTTTCTCAAGATGTGGAAGTTCCTGCATCTTTCCATAAAGTTGCTTACGAACCGCAAAGAGAAGCAGACGAGCAGCAACAAATTGATAGTTCGGATGTTCTAAATCAATCAGATCTGATGCAGAACGAATCAGAATCTCCTGAATTTCTGATGTTGTAATGCCATCATAAAACTGAATTCCAGACTGTATCTCAACTTGTGATGCAGAAACCCCTGCAAGACCCTTACATGCCTCATCAACCATTAAATGCATCTTATCAAGATCTATTTGCTCAACGTGACCACTTCTTTTTTTAACCTTAAGACCGTTACTCATATTTTTTTCCAGGTAGTAAATTTAAGTGTTGCTTCTAATCCTACATATGTATTTGATTCAATCATTTCCTTAACGTTGTGTCCAGAAAGAATCATATCATTAATATCTTTTTCCTGAATATTATTGGGCCAGATTACAACTTTTTCTCCACGATCAATACACTTTGAGATTCTTGAGTGAATTTCAGAATTTCGTGGTTCATTATCATAGATCCACACAGGATCGCAAATCCCCCACTTACTAATATCACCATCAGCTCCGCACAGAGCAATCGCATTTGAAAGGAATGTGGAATCAAACGGTCCTTCAGTAACGTAAACAGTTTCGTCTTTTTTAACATCATCAAGTCCATAAATTTTTGGTGCATCTTCGTAAAGCATTACAGTAATATATTTAATCTTATTAATACCCAGTGCTCTTCCCTGAAATCCAATTAAGTTCTTTTCATAAAACATAGGAATGATGATTCTTGGTTCATCATACTTCGTATCATCAAAGGTTTTTTTAAGAGAATTTGTCCATTTCTTAAACTTTTCGGCATAATAAAACTTATCTGGATTTAATTTTCTACCTTGTAAATATCCAGATGCACTTGAGTTTTCAGATGCTCTTGGTAAATCTAGCTTTGATTTGAATTCAGGAGTCTTAAATTCAAATTTAGGTTCTTCAACCACAAAGTTTTTACCGGTGTGTCCTTCTTTAAACTTCTCAAAAGAATATTGTTTATGAATCTCTACATCAATCTGTTTTAGAAAATTACTAAAGGAGATGTTGATACCACAATTGTGACACTTGTAGTTTGTATTATTTTTGACCTGATACAAATACCCTCGTGCCTTACTTTTGTTTTTTTGAGAATCTCCACAAATCGGACAACGAAAGTTATAAAGATTATTCTTGACTCTTTTAAACTTCTGAAAACGAGCAGAAATCAGATTGATGTATTTTACATCAATAAAATCCATAATAAAAAGATAATCATTAATACCAGTATAACAGATTATCAAATCTTGTCAAGACATAGACTTGTAATGATTGCAGTCCACTTGACAATTGAATTAGTAAGTTTTTGAAGTGAATAGATTGTCGTTTTCTTTTGAGTTTTCATTGGCCTGAAATAATGCCAACACTCTTTTATTTATTTTATACGAGTCTGTTCTATACGACGATGATCTTCCATTCCGCTTGGAGTAAACCAACCAGATGCCAAACTTGCGAAAAGTGCTACTAATACGGTTAGAACTGCTCCGGTTCCAACAGTCATCCATTTGATTTTTGAGATTTCACCAACTTGCTCTTCCAAATCATCAATTCTATCTGATGTTTTTTTATGCTCTTTTTGATTTTCTTCTTTAAGGTTATCAATCATTTTGAGAATTAGGTCATCGGTTCTTTGACCATACTCAATCTTTTCATCGTGAACTGCAAGCATTTTAATTACATTCGTATTAACTTCACTCATTTTTTGAATCGCATCATCAAGTTTGTTGACTATATTTGCAAAGTCAGCAAACTTTTGTTCTAATACGGCAACTTTTACGATTTCTTCTGACATTTTTTTATGAGCAAAGTTAATATGTTAGATAAGGAGCACTTTGCAAATATGAATTATCATCTGTGATTATTTATTCTTTAAATAATCTAACCAAGGTTTTCTCTTTCCCTTAAAAAACTTTTTTGGTTTCATTGTGGGATCAAATCCGGCAACCGGTCCTTGTGGATTTGCAGATCCACTAAATCCACCTTGAGAACCTGGAGCATTTGCTGTCATATTTTCTCTAATA